AAAAGCAACGAGTAAAACAGTATTTAGAAGAAATCTTTGTTAGACAAGGTGAATTTGAATTTTGTGAGGCGGACGACTGTATTGCCTTTTACACTCAGAATTCCCCAACAGAAAACAAGATAATTTCTTCTGGTGATGGAGATTTAACACAACTAGTTTCTGAACAGACTCAAATTTATAACCCCTCACATCAAAAAATATACAAAAAGAACGACACCATCGTTTACAATCACGAAGAAATTCGAATTGAAAACGTAACATTGGTTAAGATGTTATGCGGTGACCCTTCTGATAATATTGCGGGAATTAAGAATATGGGGATTAAAAGACTTATCACTCTTTTCCCTGAACTTAAAAATTCACCACTAACCCTCGAAGATATTAGAAATAAAACTAATGTTCTATTTGAAGAAGATAAGAACAATTGGTTAATCAAAAATCTTTTAACTGGTGTTACAAAACACGGTGTATTCGGTGAGGAGTTTTATGAGGTAAATAAAAAGATAGTTAGTTTGGATGAACCGTTCTTAACTGACGAAGCAAAAGAAACGATTATATCATTAGTAAATGAAAATTTAGACCCCGAAGGTAGGTCTTATAAAAATACTATGAAAATGATGATGGAAGACGGACTATTCCAATTGTTACCCAAATCGGATGACGCTTGGATAAAATTCTTCAATCCATTTCTTAGATTAACAAGAAAAGAAAAAAATAAAAGAACGATTAAAATTAAAAACAATTATGAGTAACTATCAACAAGAAATCACAAAATTTGAATTTTTGCTTAGTTTAGGTGGAAACATCGTATGTCAAAGATTCTTCAACGTAAAAGACCACGTTGATCAAGCACGTAGATCGATGGATCTTCACTATTATGTAAAAAATATTTGTGAAGAAATTAGTGAAGATTTAAAAATGAAAACTTCCGACTATCTATGTGAAAATCAAAATTATTTCCTCAATTCCGAGTTTGTGGAAGATGAGAATGAAAAAGAAAAAGAGCACTTTTTATTAGAAATTAAGCTCGGAGACGACGTATTTATTTCAAGAATATTCCCCGCATATTTCTTCCATCCAAAGGTTAGATATACGGTTGATATTCGTCCAAAACTAAAGAGAATTTTGTCAGATTTAACTGACATCTTGTCTTCAGAAGAATTGGAAACCGTATATTTGCAATACCAACTTTAATAAACTTATATAATAAATTATGCAGCAGGAGAAAAATTTTGGATTTCTTGGGTTTTCCTTTCAACAATCACTCATCAGAGCGGTTATTGAAGATAAAAAATTTGGAGAGACAATTATAGACTTTTTAGATAGTAAATATTTTGACAACAACTCGTTTAGATACATTGTTGAAAATATCAAAGAACTATACACAACTTATAACAAATTACCAGACTATCACACTCTATCACAAAAAATAATGACAGAGTCGGGTACTAAGGATACTAACAGAGTACATTTAGATACCTTACAAAACATTAAAGATGACGATAAGGATACGTCGTTTGTTAGGGATACCGCTCTTAATTTTTGTAAACAACAGAACTTAAAAAAGGAACTTAAGAATGTTCATAACATCATTGAAAGTGGTGAGTTCGAATCATACAATAAGATTGAGGAAATCATTAAGAAAGCGTTACAAGTTGGTATTAACGATGAACAGGCTGTTGATGTTTTTCACAATATCGACCAAGCGTTGGAAGATAATTTCAGACTACCAATCCCAACAGGAATTGCAGGAATTGACCAACTATTAAAAGGTGGTTTAGGTAGAGGTGAATTAGGTGTAGTGTTAGCACCGACTGGTACAGGTAAAACAACCTTACTTACTAAATTTGCGAACACGGCTTACAACCAAGGATTTAATGTTGTACAGATTTTCTTCGAAGATAATCCAGGTAACATTAAAAGAAAACACTATACCATTTGGTCAGGAATTACACCTGACGACCAACCAGCAAACGCTGAAGAAGTTAAAAGAATGGTTAAAGAAGCGGAAGAAAGATCATCAGGTTCATTGAAATTGATGAAATTCCCTTCAGATAGTGTAACAGTTTCACAAATAAAAAATATCGTTAGAAAGATGAAGTCTGACGGTTTTAAAATAGATTTGTTACTTATTGATTACGTTGATTGTATTTCAACAGATAAGAACACAAACGGAGAAGAGTGGAAAGGTGAAGGTTCGGTTATGAGATCCTTAGAGGCGATGACAAGTGAATTTGATATTGCTCTATGGACCGCAACACAGGGTAATAGAGACTCAATTTCGTCAGAAGTTGTTACAGGTGACCAAATGGGTGGGTCAATTAAGAAAGCTCAAATTGCTCACGTTATTATGTCAATAGGTAAAACCTTAGAACAAAAAGAACAAAATTTGGCAACACTGTCACTTTTAAAATCTCGTATCGGTAAAGACGGTGTGGTATTCAGTAACTGTAAATTCAACAACGAATATTTGGTTATTGACACCGAATCTCAAAATACCTTACTTGGTATGGAACAACAAAAAACTCAAAACAACGCAAACAGAGCCGCTGAAGCGTTCAAAAAGAGACAAGAATTACTTAACAATAAATAAACAAAATAAAATATGACGGAGAGAATCTTACAAGACAATCCAGGACGTTTTGTCCTTTTTCCAATCGAACATCACGATTTATGGAAATTTTACAAACAATCTGAAGCGTCTTTTTGGACAGCTGAAGAAATTGATTTAGGTCAAGATGTTACAGATTGGGAAAATAAATTAAATGATGACGAAAAACATTTTGTTAAACACGTTTTAGCGTTCTTTGCGGCATCCGATGGAATCGTAAATGAAAATTTGGCGATGAACTTTGTTAATGAGGTTCAATATACTGAAGCTAAATTCTTCTATGGATTTCAGATAATGATGGAAAATATTCATAGTGAAACGTATTCTTTATTGATTGACACTTTGGTTAAAGATAAAGAAGAACAACATAGATTATTTAACGCGATTGAAACAGTTCCTGCAATTAAGAAAAAGGCTGAATGGGCTCTTAAGTGGATTAATTCTGATTCGTTCGTTGATAGACTTTTGGCGTTTGCGGCAGTTGAAGGAATTTTCTTTTCAGGTTCATTCTGTTCAATTTTTTGGTTAAAGAAGAGAGGTTTATTACCTGGACTTACTTTCTCTAATGAATTAATTTCTAGAGATGAAGGTATGCACTGTGATTTTGCTTGTCACCTATATAACAATCATATTGAAAACAAAATCTCACAAGAAAGAATTAAAGAAATTATCTGTGGGGCTTTAGAAATTGAAAAAGAGTTTATCCTTGAAGCATTACCAGTTCGTTTAATTGGTATGAACTCTGATTTAATGTCTCAATATCTTGAATTCGTTACTGATAGATTATTAATGGCCTTGGGTTGTTCTAAAGTTTACAATTCAGAAAATCCATTTGATTTTATGCAGAACATCGCATTACAAGGTAAAACTAATTTCTTTGAGAAAAGAGTTGCCGAGTATCAAAAGGCAGGAGTTAATAATGTAGCAACCGAAGATTTAGATTCCGCGTTTGACGAGGATATGGACTTCTAAAATATAGTACAAGATGAAAGTAAAAAAAAGAGATGGTTCCTTAGAGGAAATGAGATATGACAAAATAACACGTAGAATAAGTGTATTTTGTAGTGATTTAAATTTAGAGTACGTTGACCCAACATATGTTACATTGAAAGTAACACAAGGTATATATGATGGAATTTCAACAACAGAATTAGATGTATTAGCAGCAGAGACTGCCGCTGCTATGGTCACAACTCACCCTGATTATGCTAAATTATCGGGTAGATTGGCAGTATCTAATTTACATAAAACAACACACAGAAAGTTTTCTCAATGTATTAAAGAATTATTTTCTTTTGTTGAGCCAAAGACAGGTAAAGAATCTTCATTAATCGATGAAGGTGTTTACAAGTTTGTAATGGAAAATAGAGAAGTTTTGGACGGAGCAATCCACCAAGAGAGGGATTTAGAATTTGATTATTTTGGTTATAAAACATTAGAACGTTCTTACCTTTTAAAAATTGGAGATAGAGTGGTGGAAAGACCACAATATCTTTATATGAGAGTTGCGGTAGGTATTTGTAAAGGTGATTTAGAAATGGCGTTAAGAATCTACGACGATTTATCGCAACACTTCTACACACACGCAACCCCAACATTATTTAATGCTGGAACACGTAGAGCTCAAATGTCATCTTGTTTCTTAATCGGAAACAAAGGTGACGATATTGATGGTTTGTTCGAAACAATTGGAGATGTTGCAAAGATTTCTAAATGGGCGGGAGGTATCGGATTACACGTTCACGATGTTCGCGCTAAAGGTGCTTACATTAAAGGAACAGGTGGACAATCTGACGGTTTGTTACCTATGATGAAAACTTATAACGAAGTCGCTCGTTGGATTAATCAAGGAGGAAAACGTAAAGGTTCGTTTGCGGTTTATTTAGAACCTTGGCACTCAGATGTTTTTGAATTTATTGATTTGAGAAAGAATCACGGTAAAGAAGAAATGAGGGCGAGAGATTTATTCTTAGCAATGTGGACTCCAGGTTTGTTTATGGAGAGA